TACGTTCTTATCTCTAGTTGATACATTATTTTCCGTTACAAATGAAATTACTGCAGTTATTAAACCAACCATTGCAATTAATGGTGCTAGAGCAGTTGTTAAATTAAGAAGATTTGTTAATTGATCTGGCGTAATTCCTACTTTATCAACTAGTTTTGCAGCAAATGCAATAGGAACTAATGCTAATCCAAGCGCTGTAATAGCAACTCCCATTTTAAGTAAGTCTTTATACTCCACATCTTTAATAAAACCTGCTGTCATTCTTAAACCAACCAATGCAATCGCTAATGGAACCAGAGTAAATGCAGCAATAACAAATGATGCTGCTTGACTTGGATTTAGTGTAGGGGCTAAACGCATAGCTCCCGCAATTACAACAAGCGTAAATGCAGTTTGAATAAGGGCATGTTGAGCTTCGGCACCTGTTTTTCTATTAACAAGAAAACTAATTATTCCACCAAATCTAAATGCTTCAATTAATTTAACATAAACCGTTCCAATTATATAATATACCCCTGCTAACGCAACCGCAGTTAATAAAACTCCTCCATTAACAGCAGGAAGTTTTGATAGCATGTACCCAAGAGTAACAATAGTTGCAACCATCATAGTCGCTGATTTCATAAATCTAAAAACACCCATAGTGTCTCCAAATAGTTTGCCTTTTGCCTGTATAAGTTCTCCAAATACTTTAAGTATTGGTACTAAAGATAACGTTACAAGTAGTCCCTTACCAATATCTGATGGCGAAATTGTACCAGCCATTTTATATGCAATAGAAAGGGTTAAAATAGAAAATCCTAATAGACCTACAAGGCCTGCTGCATTTTTTATTTTTTCTAAGCTCATGTTGCCTATTCCATAGACTTTAGCCTCTTTTTTCTTATTTCCAACCGCAATACTCTCGCGAATTTCTTCAAGTATTTTATTTTGATTAAGCAGCACATCCTTAATACTGGTTGAAATCATGTTTGATTTATCAACACTTAAAATAACACTTTGTATTCCGGCAAATGATTGAATACCTGCGCTCAAGTCTGTTGCTATTTTATTCAATGCATTTAACGATAATATTAATACTTCATATGCTTTTAGGTGGATAGGTGTATTATTGTCTATAGCCTTAATGGATTTAACCTCTTTTTTCTTATTTCCAATAACAATACCTTCATGAATTTTTTCAAGTATTTTATATTGATTGAATATCGCATCCTTAATACCGGTTGAAATCATGTTTGATTTATCAACGCTTAAAATAACGCTTTGTATGCCGGCAAATGATTGCATTCCTGCGCTCAAGTCTGTTGCTATTTTATTCAACGCATTTTTGATGCCGGTTGAAATCATGTTTGATTTATCAACACTTAAAATAACGCTTTGCATGCTGGCAAATGATTGAATACCTGCGCTCAAGTCTGTTGCTATTTTATTCAATGCATGCTTAATACTGGTTGAAATCATGTTTGATTTATCAACACTTAAAATAACGCTTTGCATATCTGCACTTAAGTCTGTTGCTATTTTATTTAATGTGTTTAAAGATAATATTGATACTTCATACACTTTTAGGTGGATAGGTGTATTATTGTCTATAGCCTTAATGGACTTAGCCTCTTTTTTCTTATTTCCAACCGTAATATCTTTATAAATTTTTTCAAGTATTTTATTTTGATTAAGCAACACATTTTTAATATTGGTTGAAATCATGTTTGATTTATCAACACTTAAAATAATGCTCTGCATGCCTGCAAATGATTGCATGCCTGTACTCAAGTCTGTTGCTATTTTGTTCAACGCATCCTTAATACTGGTTGAAATCATGTTTGATTTATCAACACTTAAAATAACGTTTTGCATGCCTGCAAATGATTGCATACCCGCACTCAAGTCTGTTGCTATTTTTTGTAGAACATTTAAAGATAATATTGATACTTCATATGCTTTTAGGTGAATATGCGTATTACTGTCTATAGCCTTAATGGACTTAACCTCTTTTTTCTTATTTCCAATAACAATACCTTCATGAATTTTTTCAAGTATTTTATTTTGCTTAATCAACACATTCTTAATACTATTTGAAATTACATTTGATTTATCAATACTTAAAATAACGTCTTGCATTTGAGCCATTGATTCCGCTGCAATTTTTTCAATTTTTTGCAACGCATTTAACGATAATACTGATACTTCGTACGCTTTTGGGTGGATAGATGACATTAATTAATTTTTGTTTAGATTAATCGATTAACTCGATTGAATCTTTTTTTGCAGTTTTTAAAATTGAATCTAAATCAGAATTGCTATAATTTGATTTTAAATCTTTTAATATTTTTGGAGTTTTGGCTTCACTCTTTTTAATAACGGTTTCTACTTTTGAAATACTATTATCTAATTGGTCGATTCTGAACTTGATTGATTTTAATTCCTCTTCTAGTGATTCTATTTTATAATCATCTACAAAAGACCTATTCTGCTCTTTATTAATTTTAAATTCTATTTCAGATTTTAAATCAATTAGTTCAGTTAAAGACATTTTTAGCATTTTTTTCTCTCGATATGCTGCAATGATAGGCTCTGCAATAACCATGCCTACTGTAACTGCTGCAATAGCAATTGTTATTGGATCGACAAATTCATTAATTGCTTGTGAATTTTTTAAATCGTTACTAAATTCTTCAAAAGTTTTCATCATTGTTGGTTCTTTAATTTATTATATATATCGTTTTTTTATAAAACGAATTCAATTAACACAAAAAAGAGGCCCTAGGACCTCTTTTATTTTACATTTTTGGCATATTAAATGATGGCATTTTCATGTTAGGCATTTTCATATTACCCATCGCTCCAGAAGTTGCGTCATTTTGACCTTGGTTCTGTTTATTCTCTTCTTTAATGTACTCTATCAGGTCTTTAACAAGGTAGTGAAATTCATAGTATTCCATACCCTCAAGCTCTGATGGTTGCATATGAAGTTTAAGATATATGTGAAACTTTGTCTTAAAGAAGTTCTCCAGCGATATCTTGAACAACGAAAAGAGATTTGATCCCGTCACGAAAACTGATGGGAACCTCTTCCTCCTCGTCCCCTAATTGTACTAGCATATTTGGTTGAATTCCTACTTTCATTTTTTCAGCTAATGTATAAACCAGATTGTATTTTTTATTAGACCATCCATTTAAGTCCATTTCAAATTCAAAAATTGTTTTATCATTAAAATTTCTCCAGTCTCTGTGCAAATATGGAATAATTTGAAGAACTGATTGGTCAATTTTAATATTTTTTTGCTGTTTTTCTTTAATATATGAAGTAATTTTTTGCATAACTCCAATCGCTGGTGGAATCATTTCAATAGTACCAAATGAACGGGTTTCAATCATAAAAGATTTTCTATCACTATCATAATATTTATCAAGTTCGGTAGGAATTTTAAAGTATTGAAAATATTCTTTTTTAATTTCAATATCGTGTTTTTCTCCTTTTTTAGATGTATGGTCAATTTTTAAATTTGATTCTGGCTCTGGAAAGGTCAAGTCTCTAATAGACAAAATAACGTAAAAACGGTCCTCTTCTAAAAGGTCTTTATATGATAATCGCTTTGATGTACATATAATTCTTGTACAAGAATCTACTATTTCGTTTAATTTATCATCAATATCTAAAACGTTAGATTCATCTATTGTTGAAAATTGTCTAACCTCTGCAACTTTAGCAGAACGTATTGAAAGCTGTGTTCCTTCTGGATAAAACATGCCTCCCGAAGGAAGAGAAAGTAATGGGATTAAATGATAACCTAAATGGAAATCAGCATCTTCCGCTCTCTCTCCGGTAAATCTTTCCATATTAACCTTTCCTAGGTTTAAGGGTGTTTCTTGAACGGTTTGCTGTTGAACTTCTGGTTCATAAACTTCCTGTGTTTCTACAGATTGAACCATATTTTTATACTGTTCATCTAAGTTTAAATCGTTTTTTGGTTTTGTGCTCATAAATTATTTGTTTTTAAGTTTTTTGATGTCAATTTTATTAAATATTTTAATCTCTTCTGCTCTTTTATCTATTTCAGTTCTTATAACATCTCTGATAAATGCTGAAATTGAAATTGGTCTTTGCCCTGTTTCAATAGCATCACTAAGTATTATTCGATTAATTAGGGTTACTTCATCTTCTGATAATAGAACTTGTAACTTCTTGGTTAATTTGTCCATGCATATATTATATTATCATTATATTATGTTTTTGTTTCAAAAAAATATAGGGAACAAATCAATTATTCCCTATACTTTATTAAATAATTATGCTAGAACTTCTTTCCAAGCATCACATCTCCATGTTACTTCTAACGCAGCAGGATCTTTACTTTCGTAACTTAATTCATTAGTGAAACCTAAAGCTCCAGAAATTTGACAATCTTCTAAAGTTACAGTTCTATAAATATCTCCAGCTCTGTTGAACTGTACGATAACAATAGTACCTACGTAATCTTTTTTAAGACCCATTATACCTGTGTTTGGATCGTATCTTAAGTTATACCATTGTCTCATTGACTTGTAAAGGTAAGCTTGATTTGCTTCATTTAAGTTTAATGAGAAGTTAATAGTTACATCAACTGCAGTTCCATCAGGCATACCAGCAAAAGATCTAGTAACCCATTTGTATTTTTGTTCTACAGCAGCAATTTCTTTATATAATTCTAATCCTGAGATTGAATTAACGTGCTGTAAAAGTAGTGGAGCATCTGCAACACCAGCCGGTGGAAGTACTGTAACTTCAAACAGGTTAGGCTGGATTGGTTCAAAATTTCTACCTTTTTTAGACGTTTGGTCTTGTGAATAGTGTGGTAATCCCATGTTAATTAATTTTTATTTTTTTATATATCATTATTATATCTTAGCTAGATGAAATTTCTCCAGTATTTAAAACAGTTGTTCTGTGAACTACAATTTCTAAACCTTTAACTGGTTCTACATAGGTATCAATTATACCCATATTATTATCAATAACCTCATTCGTGTTGTTTGTTGAATCCATTACATTTTTAAACTCATAAACGCCACTGTCTTGTTTAACACTTTCTAAGAATGAATCTGCAAGGGTCTTGATTTCAAGTCTTGTTTGCGCAGTATTAAATTCAAATACGTAATCTTTAAGAATATTAGCCATACCGTCTTGAATATAAATAAGTACCTCTCTTACGTGAGCAGAAGAAAGCGCAGATTTAATAGATTGTTGGGCAGTTTTATTACCTAAGATAGTTAAACCAGTTCCTCTTTGGAATACAATTGGATTGATTCCAAATGGCTCTAGAATATCTCTATCACCTTTGTCAAATGAATATTCAACCCCTTTAACGTTTGTACCTGCAACAACTCCTCTTCTTGGACCAGCAACGATTGACCATGGAAGGGCGTTCGTGTATTTGTCGATGTAGTTGTTACATACATAAGCAGCTGGAGGAACAATAATGTCTTTTCCATTGTCGCTTACGATTAAACCAGGTCCGTAGTAGAATGCGTAATTTGCACCTTGATTAATACTTGGTAGGGCATATATTTTAGTAGGGTTTTTATCTTGATTACCACCTGCTGCGATATAAGCAGTATCAAAACCTCCAAACTCATCAGTAAAAGATGGGTCATCAGATTTTTTAAAATCTTCAATTGTTGGTGCATTTAATATTGCAGCAGCATTTTGTCTGTCTTTTGCTAATTGAGAAAGGTTACTCTTATTGTTTAAGCCATTCTCATCAAAAGATGTAAAAGTATCTACAACATATCTAAAATCAATAATATCTTTGTCGATTAGGGCATCATAGATTCCATTACCTCCAGAAAGAACTGATAAATAGTCGCTAATTTCTTTTCCAGTTATATTTGCTTTAGCCAATACAAAGGTTTTGTAAACTAATGAAGCTTCTTCATATGATTTAATAATTCTACCGTCATACGCAGGTTCTATATCAGTATAAACTGTAAAGATCGTCTCTCCATCAATATTTATAGGTGCTTTTGCAACTCTATTGACTCTTGCAAGTCTATCTGTTGTATTCGAGTCAACATAGTGTCCAACTTTAATTGGGAAAGGAGAAGGTACATTTATTAGAACAGTTGCAGTTCCATTTGGACTTCCTGGAACAGTGTCTTGTGCTGTTAAAGTGTTAACAATTTCAAAAGTATCAGTTGCTACATTAGTTGCAGTCCCAGTTATGTTAAAAAGGCTTGGAGTTAACCCAGTAATAGTTACCGTTTGCCCGTTTTGGATTCCATGTGGAGTACTTGTAGTATATTCTATTTCAGTACCACTAGCACTAGCACTAGTTACTATTGCTACAATATTATCATATGTTACTGTGAAATTTGATGAATTGTTAGCAACAGTACCACCGACGAAAGTTTCAGTAATTTCTCTATCACCAACAGGAACATAATGAGATAATAATTCGTAAGAGTTTGCAGCATTATGAACATGTCCTACAAAATCAACTGCAGTTCCTTGCTCGTCCATAACATCATCTTCATTAACTGCACAGAATAAACCAGTTCTTCTAGCCTCTGCGTTAACAATTGATTCAATGTATAAGTTTCGGCCTTCAAGATCTTTAAATCCTGGTAAGATAGAACCTGTATATTGTGCAATTAAACTAACTTGTCTAAGGTTTGCAAATTGTGCAAGTTTTGTTTTATCTAAACCGTCTTCTGTAAAATAGGCAGAATAGATTGGGTCATTTGACATTGCAATAGAATCAAATTCTCCTTTGAATACAAATACATCAATCATAAAATCTGACAATTTGTCAAAATCATTTAAGTATTCTGGAACATTTCCAACACCATACCATTCTCTTGCAGTTAGGTCAAATTCTTTAACGCCTTGTGCCTGTCTTACAATAATTGTAATTGGTTCTTGTTTAATATTCACAAAGTTTAGAACGTGGTCATCATCAGGAACTATAGTTGCTAATGTTTGGGCATCTGAAGGAATCATGAATTTGTCATTATCAAAGAAATTTGCATATCCTGAAGTACCACTATCAGAAGTAATACCTAATGCTCCTTCGCCTCCACATGTTACTGGACTTTGGTAAGATGCAACATCTCCCATAGTAAATTGCTCAAGATTTAGGGCCAATATAGGACCTCTTGAAAGAGCTTCAATACAAGATCTGTGGAAAAACATTCCCTTTTTTTCTAAACTTTTATCAATGTTTCCAAACACATTAGTAAGAGTTTCAACTGAATCAATCAAAACTGGTGTGTTGTAAGGTCCTTTTTTAGAGTGACCTACCATTAATCTAAGAGTCTCAACATTTATATTTGCTGTCTGAGATTTATCAAACTCAAGTCTATAAACTCCTGAGCTTTTAAAATTTAATAATTGCGGACTTAGTGCCATAATTTTAAGTATTTTTTTTCTTTTATTATATATCTAAATTAAAATGGAAATTTTATAATAAATCATAGATAATTATTATTTAGAGCATCTTCTCTTTGCTGCTTCAGAAAGTTTACGGCGATGTTCTTCAGTTTTTGGCTTTGACATTTTAATCCTAGTCTCAGCGCTATGGCTTCTATTATACATTGGATTTTTATCTCCGGAAACATCTGCATGATTTTCAGACATTTTTCTTCGAGTATCTTCGGATGGATTTTTACTAGATTGACTCATTTTAATTCTAGATTCAATTGTATGATTTTTAGCATACATTCCATTATTTTCACCTAGATGTTTCAATCTGGTTTCTTCTGATATTTTTGTTCCTTCCATTGTAAATTTTGAGGAAGTTGCTCTAGCTTTATTATAAAAATTATTGTTAACTCCTACATTAAATTTTGCATG